TATGCAAAAATGACAGTGGTATCGGCGGGTTTAAGCTCGGTGAAGAGCTGCTCTATGCCGGTATCATCCGGCCAGTCCAGGAGCGACTCCCCCGCAGCGGATTCGCCGGCGCGGAACAGGTACTCGTTGGTTGCCGATGGGATGTTGACGCGCCATTTGTACCGGTCCCCGTCTACGGCCTCGTCGATGGTGACCTCGTAACCGAGGTCGGCTGCCAGCTGCACGAAGAACGGCTTGGACAGACTTCCCCTGGCGTTCTTCTTGGCTATCACCTGGGCCCTGCGCTGCTGCAGGTTGAGCAGTTGGTTCGGGGTGATGCCGTAGCGCTCCTCCCACCGGTCGATGGTCTCGGCGCAGGTGTCCGGGAACATCTCCAGGCTCAGCTCCTGGATACGGCTTTGAACGCGGTCCAGGAGCGCGCCTTCCACAACCTGGTCCAGGTCATGTACCCCGCCCAGAGCCATCGGGAAGAGCAGCTGCAGGATCTCCTTATGAAGCATTGATCACCCCTGGACGGATCATGTGATACGCCGCCGGAACGACGTCCGCTGCCGGCGCGGTCACTGTCGGGTTAACCGCCCCGTTATTGATGGCGATCGCCTTGAGCTGCGCGATGTACAGGGACTGGTCAGGATCGAACGCAGCAAGGAATGCGGAGATCTCCGCCGCCACTACTTCAGGATCAGCCGTGCCGAGGTTGCTGATCGTCACGTTGGTGAGGTCGACCGTCGGCGCCACTACCAGGACGGCATCTAAGCCCCGGCCGACCGGACGGCGCTGATCGATGAAGGCTTTGACCAGGGCGCACAGCGTTGCTGATTCCAGCTCGGCGACGGTTGCGGGGTCCTGCAGGATTACGACGTCGACCGTGCCGTTGCCTCGCACCGCCGGGTAGCACCAGGCGCGCTGCACTTCGGAGATCTCCAAGGCCCAGGCGATGTAGTCGTAACGGTTGCCGCCGGCAAGCGGCTTCTGCTCGGCAAACTGCACCCGGACAAGGTAATCGGCCGCCGACTCTTCGACCAGCGGCGCGACACCCTTCACGGCGCCGTGGTGGTAGAGATTGTCGACGGAGCAGGTGTCGGGAAAGATCTGGTCGCCGGTCCAGTCGATGGACTGGTAAAGCCCCCAGGCGGCGCTGGCCATAACCGCACCCTTGACAAAGGCCAGTGAGCCTTTCGACACGTCGATTGGCGCTCCGGTCTCGGGGTCTATCTGGTTTTGATAGTCCGTTAAAACGTCATTTAACAGCTCATCAAACGATCTGGCAAAAGGGCTTTTCACTACACCACCTCCACAAACTTTTCATAGCTGATACGGTTGCCGCCCGGGTCGGTGACCACGATCGCGGCAAGGACTCGATGCAGATCATGGTTGTCCAGGGCGACCTCAACTTCTACCAGCGCCGCCCTGCCGGTATCCAACAGCCACTGCAGCGCCTGCTCCACATCTGCCTTGATCAGCCGGGCCGTTTTCAAGGTCTTCTTGGCTTGGGGCCTGGCCTTCAGGCCGAAGAGCGGATCGGCGAAGAAGCTCCCCTGCTGGATCTCAAGCGAAAGGATCACGTTGGTAAGGAGGTCGTTGCCGCTCTTGAAGGACATCGCGGGACGGCCGTCTATTACGGTGACTTGAAGGCTCATGACATTACCTGCGTGGGTGTTTGGGTCACCCCGGGTACGACCGGGTGGGTGTGGGCGTTGTATGTGGTCCGGATCTCGACCATTGATCCTGCCACGTCGCTCACGTTGCCCCCGGCAGTGATGGAACCAGTGACCTCAAGTGTCGGGGTGACCAGGAGCACCTTGCTGGTGGCCGTGAGCGTGATCTCGGGCGCTGTGGCGCTGATCTTGGTCGGGCTCGATGCGACGATACCGTCACGGGTCAGGTGCACGATCTGCCCGAGGTCGTCATAAAGGGCGATCTCCCCCTCCTCCAGGGCGATGCGGTAGCGGCGATCGTCGGAGGCGATGGCGATGAAGTGGTTCCCCTCCCGGATGAAGATCACCTCGGCGCCCGGCTTGGGGCGGCTGGTAAAGCCGTAGTCCTGGATGAACTCCCGGTTCGACAGGGTCTCGTCTACGCGACAGGTCGCGCTGATGCGCTGGATCATACCCTGCAGCACGCTGATGACTGTGCCCCGTATCATACGGCCACCAGACCCGGCGGCCCGAGCTTGAGCAGGGTGGTGGTCCCGCCCCCCCTCGATCGTCTGAAAACGCGCCCGAACAGGAGCATCTGCTTTTTGATGGCCAGCCGCTCGTCGTTGACCTGAACCAGCTCGTTGATGCTGAAGTTGCGGCCGTTCTGGCTGTGCCCTTCCGCCGTATAGCTCAGCTGGTAGCCTTCGTGGCGCTGCCTCTCGATGATCATGCGTGCGTGCAGGGCGGGCGCCTGGGAGTCGCTGTTGAGCTTGGTGACATACGGCTTGTAGAAGTAGGTGAAGGTGGGGTCCAGCTTGACCGACTTCTGGTTCACCTTACCGGTGTCCTCGCCGTCCGAGTCGTGCCCCTGGACCTGGCTGATCACCGTCACCTTGGAGTAGCGCCGCGATATGTCGTTGACCTCTTCTGCGCTCAAGACGTTGTTCCCCTTGCCCGAAAGGTTGCAGGTAAGGGTAAAGCTCGACTCCCCCTTGGCTTTGGGGCGGCCGAATACGATGCTTCCGTCCGGGCAGGAAAACGGCATAAGTCCGCGGCTGCTGGCGTAGATGGCGAGGATCTCGAAGACCGTCATGCCGGGCTCGATATGGCTGATCTTCTGGGGCATGGAGATGAAGCCTTCCAGCGGATTGTCCACCGTCTTCTTTTTCCCCTTACCCTTGCCGATGAACTCGCCGCCGACGATGCTCTTGCGGTTCACGTAGGGGATGCTGGCCAGCAGCATCTGCGCCAGCTCTTTGACCGTCTTGTTCTCAACGTCCACAAACTGCTCCGCGTAGGAGTCCACCACGAGCCCCATCAGGTCGCGCCCTTCCACAGTGAGGGTCTGCCCCCCCTTACTCCATGCCTTGCGGGTCACATCGATGATCCCGCTAAGCTCCAGGATGCCGTTCACGTAGAGCTCGCACAGGTCACCGGCTGCCACCGGCGATTCGGGGCTGGCCAGCTCCAGGGAGAACTTGTCGGCGGCCTGGTACAGATCCGCTTCGATCTCGTAGGAGAGGAAGTTATCAATGCGCCTGCCGGCTATCTGAAGAACGACGCTATCGGACATAGATATCGATGCTCCCGCTAGTGAAGTTGGGATTGGGGATGTCGTTGATGCTGGCAATGCGCTCTGCCATCTGGTAGGGCAAGCCGTACATCAGGCAGACCAGGTGCAACGGCCGGGGGCTCTCCAGGGTGATGGAGACGATGCGATCACGCTCCAGCTTCACGATGTTCACATGGTCGAGAAGGCTGATCGCCATGACCTTGAGGCTGCGCATGCCCCTGGCCTGGTCAAGCGCCGCCTGCAGCAGCTCTCTGGTATCGGCCAGGGATTCGTCCAGCTCCCGGGCATTCAGTACCGTCTCGGTCGGTGTCCCGACGTAGTTGCCGTTGACGTCGAAGCTTTGGGTCTGCTCAGATCGGCGCACCTGCTGGCGCAGCTGCTCGTCGGCGCTGTAGGCGTAGGCGGCCTCCAGGGCGAGGCGTTGGGCACAGGCAAGGCGCAGGTGCTTTATCATCAGCTCCCGGGTGGCCACGGCGCTTTTCGATTTACCGGAGGAGAAGCTCTCGAACTGGTTTTCGAGGTTCTGAAAGGCAAGCTTCAGGCTCTTCATAAGCCGGGCCGGCGCGGTCTTTATCGCGCTGTAGCTTCTGGCAGTGCGCTCCACCACCCGGGCCAGCACGCCGATCGCGCGCCCCGGAAGGTTCACGCCATAGTTGACCACGCTCACCAGGGAGCCCTGCAGGTCCGTGACGTCGGCGGCGATCCCCGTGGCGAAGTTCAGGTAGCCGTCCATCTCGCGCGCCATTTCCCGGGCGGATTGGGCCGTAGCCTTTACCTGGGAAAGGATGCTCTGCTCCGCGACCAGCTCCTGATCCAGGTCGAGTCCTTCGCCGGCCATATCTTCTGCCAATTCGTCTTGCTGCTGTTGCTGGCCAGCGATGAAGGCCTCTTCGGTCGCGGCTTCCACGTCCTGGTACCGCGTCTCGTCGATCGGCTCACGCATGTTTTCCACGAAGGTGACATCCACCTCGGCGGTCCAGTTCCTGTCGTCGTGGCGCACCGTCACCCGTTCCACCATCCCCAGCATGATGCCGTAGGTCGGGTGGATCAGCTCGAAGAGTGCCTGGGAGGCCAGGTGATTGACGAACCGGATGTGGTCGCCATAGGTGAGGTGATCGCCGTGGTCCCAGAAGTAGCAGCGGAAGTTGACCGTCCGAGCCTTCTGTCCGAGATCCTCGAGGAGCGCGCCGTCACGGTTGGGGAACTCATGGCGCGCGATCGACTTCTCGAAAGAGTCGTCAATGGACTCTATTTCAAGGGCGAACCCGTCAAGTTGTGCCGCGTAAAGCTCTTCCATCAGATCCCCTCAGTGGTCATCAGCGCGTTCCACAGGCTGCCGCGATTCAGGCTCTTCACGTCGGTGCGGGTGTTCATGTCGTTCACCCGGGTAAAGGCGCGGCCGAGCTCGTCGAAGTGGACGTCGATCTTGATGTCGTTCTTGGGGGCGGAGGCGCGGCGGCCGCCGATCCCCATCACCTCTCGGTTATTTGCACCTGGACCTAAGCCAGAGCTTTCTCCATCCCATCCCCAGCCGTTGCGTCGCTGGGCGTCGCTGATCACCTTGGCAACCAGGGGGCCGACTGCCGCGGCAGCGGTAACGCCAAGGCCAGCCAATCCAGCGAACTTTGCACCAGTCGGCAAAACACCAGGCGTTACTCCGGGCATGCCGCCTGCTGGCCAGTTGGTCACAAAGACGGGGGTGATACCGGCCGCGGCTTCCAGGGCCTTCCCCTCAGCTACACCGATCCCAGTACTCCCCCCTTTTGCCAAAAGCCTCGATGCGAGACCGCCGATTGCTTTGCCGCCGTAGCGGGCGGTGAGTAGGGTGCCTGCTGCCAGAGCGCCCCCCCCGAAAAGCATCTCTTTCCCGGAGAGGTCGAGGCCGCCTTTCTCCTTGCCGCCCATGCTGAACTGGATAAGGTCGGCGAGGGCCTTATTGATGGGTTGCGCAAAGGCATCACCTGCCTCGCTCAGATTTGCCTTAAGGCGGCCGGTCTGATCGACTGCGTTGGCTATGGCGTCCGGGAGGTCGCGCTCTAGGGTGCCGCCGGCGTTGCCGATCTCCTTGGTGAACTGCCGCATCTTGCTCAGCGAATCGCCGGTGAGGAGCGTCCTGATCCCTTTGATGGTGTCGAGGTCGGTTTTCCCGAAGGATTTCTGGATAAACAGAGCGCGCTCCTTGTCGCTGCCCAGCTTGTCCCACTGACCCTTGATATCCTGCAGCACATCTATGGCGTCACGTCGCGCCCCCTTGGCGTCAAAGAACTTGACGCCGGTACCCTTCTGCGCGGCCTTCATGTAGTTAAGGTTGGTGAATACACGCAGGGTGGAGTCGGCCAGGGTGGCCAGCCGCTCGGGGGATTTCTCGACCAGGGAGAGCGCTTCGATAAAAGCAAGGGTCGAGTCGTACTGCATACCGGCGGCCTTGGCATTTGCACCCACCCGCGGGAAGATATCGGCGAGGTTTTGCAGCTCGGCGTTGCCTTGCCTGCCGGCCACGGTCATCTTATCCAGGAGCTCCAGAGCTTGGCCCGGCTTTTCCAGATCTATGTCGAAGGCTGCGGCGCCGACGGTAAGCGCGCCGGCAAGAACACCTTCCTGCGCACCCGTGACTGCCTTGGCTATGTTGATCCCCTTGGTGGACTCAAGGGCTGCCTTCCAGAACTGCCCGGAAGCGATAAGGCCGTCGAAGCCTTCCTTGAGCCCTTCCACCTGCTGGCCGGACTCCTTGGACATCAGGAAGAATTCCCGACGCAAGCCTTTGACCATGTCCCGCCCTTCGCCTGCTGTCTGCCGCACCTGCACCAGCCCCTTGTCCAGCCGAGCCGACTGGGTGAGCTGCTGCATGGCGCCGATGGTCACTCCGATGGCGGCAAGCTTTCCTTGCAAGGACCCGAAGCTGCCTTTGAGCGAGTCGAGCTCGCGCCGCGCGCCCTGGGTGAAGCGGGTGACGGAGTCTTTAGAGTCCTTCATCTCGCGCTTCAGGCCGCTGGCATTTGCCACTATTTGCAGGAACAGCTTCATGTCCATCGAGCGGGCTCCGGTTGGTCTACTTCTTACGGTTTTTGCGGAGCACTTTGTGTTTCGTGGGCCGCTTGGGGTTCAGGATCTCGTCGTAGGCGATCAGGTAGGCGTCGCCTTCGTCGATGGCCATGGCTTCAATCTCCGAGCGTTTCAGCCCCAGCTTTAGCAGTGCCAGCTCTTTCTTTCTCTGCGGCTTGTGCCGCGCCTCGAAAGTTGGAGCGCTGGGTCTCCAGGGACATCGTCTTGCCGATCAGCTCGTCACTGTCCTGGGCGGAGAGGTCAAGCACCTGCTCCGGGGTGACCTTGTCGAGACCCTCCACCTGCAGACGCTTGGCCATGAGGCAGGCGGCGTCATAGACAGGATCGGTAAGGAGGTCGGCGTCGATGTCCGGATCGAAGGCGATCTCCAACCTGGTCCGGAAGGTCTGCTCCTGGAGGATGAAGTCGCGGCAGATGCGGCCGTCTTCGGTGATGATGCCTTCGGGAAAGGTGCCGGTGATTTGCATGGCTAGTTCCTTCCCGTGGCGAGCAGCTCAATGGTGCGAGTCGCTTCTTTATCGCCGTCGTACTTGGTGGACCCGACCTTCAGGGTGCTGATGCCGGTGTAGGTGGTGAGCTTGCCGTTGGGGTACTCGATGATCAGCGTGGCATCCTCGAGAGAGTTGAAGTCGAACTCAACGCTGTCTTCCGGGATGACGTAATCGACATCAACGCCGTACTGCGGGTTGACCTGCATCACGCCGGTTTTGTTCATGAGCCGCACAGGGCGGCGCAGCTCGTATTCTTTTTCGGTGACGCTGGAAAAGTCGGTGATTTCCTCACCGTTCACTACCAGCCGCACCCTGGAAACGTAATTGTCCATCGTTTGAACCTCCGTTTAAAGATCGTTAAAGGAGCAGGTCAATCCTGGCAGCGAAGACGTGCAGGCCGTTGACCACGTCGACAGGAATCTGGACGTCGAGCCTGTTCGGGTCCTGGCCGGAGCGCTCCACGATCAGCCCGTCCTTGTTGTCATCGACCATCTCCGCTATCTCCAGCTCCTCAAGCTTCTTGAGCACGTCGAGGATTTCCGCACGAACCCGGCCGGGTGTGCGGGCGGAGAGCTTGGTGCGGGGGAAGCGCAGGGCGATCCGCTCGCGCAGTGCCCTTCTGACATAGTCAAGGGTCCTGATGGTAGTGACGTCCAGGAGGCTGATGTCGTCGCTCCCCGTGGCGTTGTGGAGGTAGGTGGTGATGGCACGAACGATCTGCACCCGCTCTCCCGGTCCCACCTCGAGGGGCGCTACGCCGTTGGCCAGGCAGGCCTCCTGCTCGGTCCTGGTCAACCTCTGCGTGATGTCCGGAACCGAGACCCCTTTCAGCTCCAGGGTATTGAGGGGCCGCGCCGGGTCCTCTTCCGATGCCAGCACAGCGGCATACGCTGCAGCGAGTTCGTAGCCGGGGGTTTTGGTTCCGCGCAGGTAGGCGCAGACGATCCGGCCGGAATCGATGGCTGCTGCCAGTGTCGTGGTGGTGGCCAGGGAGCTGTCCATGGCGAACACGCCCACCCCGGGGCGCTGCTCCATGGGGCCGGAGACCAGGTCAAGATGATCCCGCAGCGAACCGAGCTGCAACTCTTCGATGTAGGGGGTGGCTATTATGTCGAACTGCTGCGATACGACCTTGGCCAGCCCCGTCGGGAGGTTCGCGTCGACAGCGCCGTTGGCAAGCGGCACCACGGTACCGATTGTGCCCTGGGCAGTGACCTCGACAGTGAGGTCGATCTGGTGAGCGACGGTCCCCTTATTCCTAGCTGTCAGCGTTATCACGGTACCAACGATAGAGGATGTCACCGGGAGATCCGGAAGGAAGAACAGCGCATTCTCCAGCGCAGTCGCCACCGTGGCAGCCGCATCGCCCTTTGCTATCGCGACCTCGATACGATGGTTGCCTACCCACAATCGCAGGTACCCGGAGGAGGTGGCCGCGTTGGCAATGGTGACCGTGCCGGATGCAGCAGCAGAGCCTGCGGCGTCGTCCATCGCGCAAACGGTCAGGTCGAGGTAGGGGTTCGCCTTGATGGCCGCGCGGACCATCAGGTGCGCCATGGACCCTTCGCCAAAGTACAGGGCGGCATCGGCGTCCGAAAAAACGGCGGTCGGCTTAAGCGCGGCTATGGTGCCTGCTGCCAAACGCTGAGCCATTATCAGCATCTTTTGCCTGTTGGCAGGAAGGGTGCGGACGGCCAAGGAGGTGTTGAACTCCAGGTAGCGGCCCGGCTTGCGGATGCTGCTCGGGATCTTTTCGAATTCGATCATTGCTGCTCACCCCCTTTGGGTTTCTTCTCCGGCTCCTCAACAAGGGAGCCGTCCTGCACCAACCTCACGTAGTAGGCGCTGTCGTCGACCGTGACAGCTACAGAGTCGGTGATGTACTTCTTCGGAGCGTTCCCCATCGGGCATTTGGTGCCCGGCCTGGATTTTACTTTCATTGCGGTCCCTCCAAGATGACTTTGTCGCTGGCATCGGCGACATCATCGCCGGGCTTGAGCAGGTACGAGAGCCCGACTACGAGCAGGTCGGTGACCTGTTCTTCGTCAAGGGCATCAATGGTGAACGAGGTGGTGAACTCGATCAGATATTCGATGACGCCGGCCACGATCTTTTCCTCGGTGGTAACGTCGCGGAAGCGTTTGGGGCGCAGCGGCTTTATCTTGAGACCCAGGGTCTGCATGAGCAGCAACTGGACTATGGCCTGGACCAGTGGGTTGATCCCCTTGCGACGGGCCTCCTCGCTGGTCAGGTTCTTGAACTTGACCAGGACGCTTACGGTTACGTCCTGGCGCCACCTGGTGTCGGTGACGCGCTCGAAGTCACCCTCAAGGACCGCGACGGCAACAGCTATATCGGATAGGAGCTGGCGGCTTCCCTGCTGGACCCCGCCCACCCTGAACGCCTCGATCCTGTCGAGCACTCGCGCGAGGACGGCTTCTTCAATGCTGGTAATCACAGACCCCCCATTTTGTCGCGGGTGAAGATGCGGGGGGCGCTGGTGACCATCGGGGATTGCTGCGGCTGTACTCCGGCAGTTGCCGCTTCAGCACCCAGCCGGATGGCGCCCTTGGAGATGTCGCCCAGGAGCTTGATGGCGTTTTTCTGGTTCGCCTCTCTGACGTCGGGCATGGTTTCCACGCGCCTGGCGTAGAGGTTGTAGACGGCCAGGTCGACGGCGATCGGCTTGATGATCGCGGGGACGGTGGCAAACGGTATGGTGTAGCGCGCGCTGCAGTAGCCGTCGATCACGGCGCCGGCGTTGGCGATCGCCTCGTCCACCACTTCCTGGTTGACCACCCCCATGTTGGCATCGTCCGTGAGCTGGAGGATCACCTCTTCCGGGATCTGTTTCAAAATGTCGGCTAGCGCGCAGTACATGGTGGCCTCTTAAAAAGGGGGCGGCGGTTTGGGCGCCGCCCCTTGTCGTCTATCCCTGTTGATTGATTCCTACTCTGCCGGCTGCAGTTCTTTCCGGCGCTTCTCGGCGGCGTCCATGACGCCCTTGCGGTCGTCATCCTTGGCCAGCTCTTCGACTTCCTCCAGGGTGGCTGCTGCCTTGATCTTCGCCTGGGTGTCGCTGGAGTTCATCAGGTAGTTCTTCCCGGACCCGGATTGGCTGCCCTGGCTGCTTTCGTCGGGCAGGACCTGAACCATGAGCATGGGTTCTTCCTGCAGGAGCTGCAGCTGCTTTGCCGTGAAGGCCTTGTCCGGATGGTCGGTGGCGGTGGAAGGGTGGGCTACGCCGCAGCGGCGGAACCCATCGGCTTTAGAAGTGATCCTGATCATGTGCTATTCCCCCTTACTCGGTTCCGGTGCTGCCACAAGAAAGCTGCCACAGCGAGTAGCCGGCGGCATACCTGGCCTCGGCTCCGAACTTGAACTTGCGACGCATGAAGACTTCGTCGGAGTCCATGCCGGTCTGCTGGACGAAGACGGGCTTCTTCCGCTCCTGGAGGATGAACGGCTTGACCGGGTGGCTCGTGCAGTGCAGGAACCATGCAGTGGTGCTGGTCAGGCGAGGATTGACCAGGAGCGTGGCGGTACCCTTGTAGGGGTTGGGGGAGTTGTCATTCAACTTGTCGGCGGTGAGCAGCAGGTTGCCCATTGCCTCCAGTGCCGGGGGGACTTCCAGCACGGTGGGCATGAGGCCGAGGGGGCGCCCTTCGTCGTCCTTCATGGTCATGAGGGCGGTACGCGCAGCGCCGTAGGATGCCTGGGCAGCGACCAGCGTGGCATTGGAGAGCACCTTGGCCAGCTTGTTGCTCACCGACACGACACCGCCTGCGCCGTCACCAGCCGAGTGGTCGGTGTCGTAGAAGTACTGGCCGTCGAAGCAGAGCGTGGTGAAGGCGTTGTTCTTCAGGTCTGCGACGAGTTCGTCGGGCAGCTGCTTCGCGGAAAAGCCAGCGGACTCTGCCTGCGGTCCGTAAATGCCGAGGGTGTCGTCCTCGATGTGGTTGCGGTCGACTTCCACGGTCGCCTCGAAGTCCTCGTTGACCAGGGAGTATTTGAAGGCCGCAAGGGCTTTCACTGTTTTGTCGCCGACCCATTTCCGCATCCTCGGGAAATTGTTGAACCAGGAGTAGTCGTTCTGGGCCGAACCGGAAGGGACCAGCATTGCAGTCTGCTGCCACTGCGCAGGGGTCGCATCGAATGCCCTGTTGAAGGTGGTCTTGATGTTGAGAAAAACCGCCGACAAGGTTGCAGAGTTGATGATCATGCAGCCGATGCCGAGAAACGGAAGCGTGCTCTCGGTACCAGCCGGAAGCAGTTGCTGGCCGGGGGCCAGCAGTATGGCCAGGAGCAACAGCCCGACCAGGGTGAAAAATGTGGAGACTCTCTGTTTCATTGGTGCCCTCCTGAAAGGCGGTTGATGGTTGGGGCCTACTCGACCCAGACGCCGTCGCTGTCGACGCCGACTACTTTACCGGCTGCGGACTGCGTGTTGCCACCGGCGTTGGTCTTGGAGACGGTTTCGTCGTCGACGATGTAGCAGGTCTTGCCCATCTCGGCCTGGGTGACGGCATCGCCGGCGCTGTTCTTCCACTTGAACGCCTTGCCACGGCGCACCACCACGCTCTTTGCCGCGTCCGCCCCGCCGGTGTTGTCGACGAACTGCTCGGCCCGGCCGAGGTAGGTAAGCGTGGTGGCGGTGGCGCCAGGGGTGGCAAAGCCGGTTGCGTTGGCGGCGACCAGGGCGCCCGCATAGATCTTCTTGTTCGTCGCTACAGGGACGGAGACCAGCTCGCCGTCTTTGTGCGGGGTGTTTCTGTCAGCAGCTAAAGCCATGGTGAAGCCTCCTTGAAAGGTGGTTTAAGGGTTACTGCCCGCCGTACTTCTTGATGTCCTCGGCGCTGTTGCCGAACATGTCGGCGACTTTCTGAGCCTCAGCGTTCAAGGCGATGTCGCCTTTGTTGGGGTCTTTGCCGTCCAGGCCGGAGTCACCCGCGACGGCGGGGGCAACTTTGACAAAGTCCTTGAAGCGGTCAAGGCCTCCTTCCTGGCGGCACTGGGCGACGTAGTACTCCTTGGTGGCCGGGGTGATCTTGCCGGCGGCGAGGGCGGCGTCGATCTCGGTGTTGATGGCAGTCTCCAGGCCGGCGCTCTTGATGGAAGTCAGCTCGGCCTCAAGGGTGGTGGCGCGGTTCATCGCGGTGTTGTAGTCCACCCTGGGGACGAAAAGGTCAAGCGACGGGTTCTTCGCCTGGTTCAGGGCTGTGGCATGGTCGTTTCTCATGGTGATGACATGGTTGATGGCCATGTCCTCGGTGGTGGTCTCCGGCAGGGCGAGCGCCAAGAGCAGCTTCTTGAGCATGGTTGACTCCTTTTCATGGTTGAGTGCGTCGAGGTGAAGGTTCGGTTGATTGGTCAAGCCGCAGGAGACGATCCGGAAGATGCGGTTGGTTTCTATCTCAAAGTGGAAGACGGGGCTGATGTATCGGTTCTCCCGGCTGATCACGGCGGCGGCGCCCTTGGCGGTCCACTCTGCACGCCCCCAGAGCGATCCCTCACGCAGCTCCATCTCCTTGATCCAACCGGCGGCGGGGGCTTCTTCGCCTTTGGGCGCCTTGAGCTGGGTGCTGTGCTCCCAGTCGATGGGGAGGTCCTTACCCTCTGCGGCAAAGGCTGCCAGGATGATGTCGGGGCGATCGTTGATCCAGGTGCGACCGTCGCGACCGGTGATGATCTGGCCGGCGGGAAGCAGCTGGATCCACTCCGGGGCTTCAGGGGCGGCGACGATCTCAAAGTTGAGGGCCATGCACTGGGGTTGCTGCTCACCACAAAGGGCTACGGCTACGGCTTTACCGATGCCCGGCTCATCTTCAATAACCAAAATTCTCATCTTCCCTCCGCTGTGCGTATTCGCACAGTAGCCCTCTTTGACTGTCGGGTCTTTTGAAGCCCCTCCAGAAATTGCACTGCCCTAGTTTGGAACCGCATTAAAACCCCATTTAAAAATCCCTACAGCGGCCTCGGCCACTCCGGCGCGTACCTCTCACCCCCAAACCCGCTACAAGGCAAATTTGGCGCCCTCACCGGTTGATGAAATCCTGGGTGATGTCCATGATCTCCTGCCGGTCCTCCGAGGAGAACCCAAGGAAGGGCCGAGCCGGTATTTTCGGGTTACGAGTATGGCTTTTGATGCTCTGACTTTTGACCTGAGCCCACGATGGGAAGTTCATAGTTTTCAAAGACGCAACTTTAACCTTACGTTTGTGAGCCCCTATCTTAATGTCTTTGTCCAAACCAAATTGATGCGCGGCTGCGTAAATCTTGTTGGTGCCGACTCGCAGGCCGTTGTTGCGGACGGCGTAGATGATGCTGTCGCGCAGGCCGCTCGACTCGGTGAGAATCTTGGTGTGCTTCTTCCTATCCTTGGTGGACTGCTTGAGAGCCGCCCACTTCTTTCCCTCCGGGTCGACCTCTTTGCCAAAGCGCTCTTGGGTGGAGTCGACCAGGTACTCGCCGATGTTCTTCAAGCAGGGGTGCAGGTTGTCCGCCTTTTTCTCCAGCTCCTGCAGCTTGCGCTGGATGGCGCGGTCGTCGATCTTTGATATGACGGTGAAGGTGCCAGCCATTACGCCAAACCTCGATGGGAGGGATGGGAAGCATGGGAATTATGGGAGGCATGGGAAGCCTTTCTCATAGGCCCGCCTCTGACCTGACCAGGGCCTGCAGCTCTTTGGGGACGCCGGCGATCATGCCCTTGAGTATGCGCTCGCGGTCTTTCGCCGGGGCGCGGCCGGGGGTGTAGTTCCACCCGGGGTCGATGCCGTTGGGGATCTGCTGGACTTCGCCAGTCTTCTTGTTGACCCACTCGTAGCTGCCGTCGTCGGGGGCGGCCTTGGCTACGGTGAGCTCCTTGCGCTTCAGGTCGCGGTCGCTCATGGCAACGACCCGGCATTTGCAGCCCCAGCCGTTGGGGGTGAAGTGGGTCTCCCACCAGGGATGATCTGCCGGGAGCACGGTACCGCTCCAGGACTGATGCAGGGGACGCGGGCGGATAGAGTCGCCGTGCTGGTACAGCCAGTTGGGGCGGTAGGCCAGCACGTCGGGGTCCGTCATCTGCTGGAAGCGCCCGGCCTGGTAGGCGCTCCTGATGTTGGTGCTGTAGATCACCTCGCTGCGCCAGCCGCGTGAGCCTTTGTAGCTCCAGCCGTGTTTGGCGACGATGTTGTCAAACTCCTTCCGGAAGGTTTCCAGGGTGGTGCCCTCGGCGATCGCGGAGTCGATGGCGCTCTGGAAGTCGGTAAGCAGCTCGGCCTTGGTGGCGCCGGCTACCATGAAGCCCATGTCGTGTTCTTCCTGCAGGAGGTCGTTCCAGCGCTCGGATGGGATGCGCACCTTGGAGCGGAAGAACTTGATGGCCTCTTCAAAAGGCAGGTTTCCCCACTCGGCTTTACTCGCCATCGGCTACCTCGGCACGGCCTGCCATGTTGGCACAGGTCAGGGCGGTGGCGAGCAGCTCGCCCAGGGTGGCGCTGTTCATTCCCGGGTAGAGGGCGAAGAGCTGGTCGCGGATCTCCTCGAGGCTCCCTGCGGTCATGACCAGGTCGCGCACCTGGTCAATCATGGCGTCCATCGCTTTGGCCGCTTCGTTTCCGAGGCGGTAGGCGAAGTCGTCGGCCAGGTCGGGGGCGGCTGCGCCTTCCTGGTTCAGGGCGGTGGCGCAGTGCGGACAGTTGGGCGAATGATGATTCGCCCCTACGGCGGCTGCCGGCGCTGCGGTTGCGCGCGGGCCCAGCAGGTCCTCGGGCTTGGCGTTGGGGTCGGGGTCCGGGAGGTTCAGCCGGTCGCGGATCACGCTCTGCTCGACCTTCAGCCCCAGGGGGACCAGCTTGTCCAGGGCGTTGACCATGGCCCCAATATCCTCGGGCTCTTTTATGTAGAGTTCCAGGGTCGGGTAGCTCTCCTGGGGGCCGAAGTTCAGATCGACGAACGGTTTGATCAGCTGCAGGTTAAGCGTTTCCTCCAGCTGCTCGGCATCGCTTTCGGTGATGTCGCCGCGCACCTCATTATGCACGTTGGCCTGGGCCTGGCTGGAGCCGTCGTCGGCGGTCATGGTTTGGCCGAGGACAGCTTTGGAGGTCTGTTTGTCGTTCCACTCCGCGAGCCCCTGGAAAAGAGTTTCGCCGCCGGTGGCCTGGGCGGCCTTTTCGAACTCGATCTTCATGGAGTCGGGGAGTACTGCGGCGGCGTCGCTCCCCAGGTTGGCCACGGCAGTCTTCAGGATCTCGATGTCCCGGTCGGTGGCATTGGGGCCGTACTTGCCTACCCGCAACGGCATGCCGAATACTTCCAGAAATGCCAGCCAGTCCTTGAAGGTGTACATCTTCGCCATGTAGGACCAGGCAACCAATCGGGCGAGGCCGCCACGGATCGGGATGCCGCTCTTGAGCTTGGGCAGGTGGACGATGAATTTGTAGGGCGGGAGTTCCACACCGTTCATCAGGTCGGACTCGTCGAGCAGGCGGAGCTGCGTGCGGGTTGCCCTATCAAAGGTGAAGAAGCGCGGGTCGCGGTGCTTGTAGCTTTTGGGGAACCACTTGCTGCCACTTTTGTCCCAGTCGATCTCGACAGCGCTGTAGCCTTTACCCAGCGCGTCCAGGAGGTCTTCCAACATCGCCTTGAAACCGGCACGCTTCACCAGCTCGCGCACGGCGTCGGCGATCTTGACGTCCAGGGGGGAGTCACTGGCGGCTTCGATCTGGATGGGGAGCTTTTTCACGGCACGCTTGCGGGTAGCGAGCACGCTGGCGTAGTGGGGCTCTTTCTCCTCCATCTCCTCGGCGAGGGTGAGGTAGTCGTGGGGATCGCCATCGACGGCGCGCTGCAGCAGACCGGCCAGCCGCTCGGGGGTGATGCCGGAGGCGACCGTGTTGGTGAACAGGGTGCGAATGCCGGTGAGGGTCGGGGCCGCGAACTCACGGGTGAGATCCTGTTTTTTTATAGGCCTGTTGTAGGCGTCGTAAAGGGTGACTTCGGGCATTCTATGCTCCTTCTGGTTTTCCGGCCGCGTGTCCGAAATGGTAGCCACGGCAGAACTGGCAGCGGTAAATGTGCAGGTACCCGCCACGGCTCTTGCCTTTCCGAATGACCTGGTGCATCGCGTCCAGGGCAGCGGTCGACGTTTCGTAGCGCCGTTTCTTCTCGCACGACCGGCGGCGTATCCGGCGCTTGCTCGCCACTACCAGGCGCCTTTGGTGCGGCCGAACCCGGCGGTGAGGCGCAGGGGGCGGCCGAGGTCCTTTATGGCGTCGGCGTTGATGCGGTGGTACTCAAATATCTCCACCTCGCCGGCTGCCGCGTTGACGGCAAGGAAGCATGCCCAGGTGCGGTCGGCGTGGCCGGCGCTGTCGGACTCGGCGGCAAAGCGCGGGGTGCCGGTGGGTCCGGTGATCTTCTGCAGCTTGTGCAGGTCGGAGCGCAGCGCCTGGTCACCCATGGGGATGCGGATCTTCTTATCCTCAAAGGCCTCTTTACCAAGGGTGGCCATGGTCAACTTGTTGGGCCCTGTGAACAGGACCCCTTCAACGCGGGAGCTGCCATGACGGCGCTGGGCATCCTCTACGGGCTTCTCGCCCATGCCGGTCTGGTCCATGCAGCAACGGGCGACACGGTAGCGCTTGAACACGTCGTACAGGAGAGCGTCCTGCTCGGCAAAACTGATCCTCTTGCGGGCAATGATCTCTCGGGTCCATAGCACGTCGCCCACTGCCTCCAGGACGTAGATGACAAACAGGTCGTTTCGGGCGGCAATGTCGACGCCGACAAAGCAGGGGCCGCCGGTGTACTGGTCGGGGAGCCCGGCGCGCTCGGACTCGACGCTGTTGATCAGCTCGTAGGAAAGCCAGGAGCTTGCTTCGTCCAACCACTTGAGCTCGTACTCCTGCTGCCAGGCGTCGTCGTCGGCCAAGGCGGTGCGCAGCTGCTCGATGTCGCGCGGGAGCCCGTCGGCCACGGCCTGGTAGATGTCGCAGGTCTGGCGGTACCAGAGTTCATCCTCCCCGGTCATGAGGTCGTAGAACTTGTTGCTCTTGCCGTTGGGGGTGGAGACGACTCTCAGCTTCCAGCCGGCGGAGATGACGGGGAAAAGCGCCGTCCAGATCTTTCGGCTGTCCTGGTGGAAGGCGAACTCGTCAAGAAAGACGTTTGAAGAAAAGCCGCGGGCGGTGTCGGGGTTCGCGGGGAGCGCGGTGATCCTGGAGCCGTTGGGGAAGGAAACCTCCATCGCCTTGTAGCTGGCGTCCCCACCCTTGTAGTCGTACTCGCTGGCCTTGATGATGCTGCCCATGGCCTGGCAGTGGCGCTTGACCCCTTCTTCAATGGCCTCCTTGGCCTGCCGCTCGCCGCGCGACAGGATGACCCACCGGGTGCGCCTAGCTTCCAGATCGGCGAGCTGGCTGTCCTGGGCCAGCTCGAAGGTGGTGCCGAAGGTCTTGCCGGTCTGCCGGGCAAACATCCCGATCTTGAAGCGGCTCTCGTTGGAGATCCACCGGCTCTGGTATGGCAGGAACAGGGGCTTAGACACCGTAGCTCTCCCGGATGATGCGCTTGAAATCTTCGACGGTGAGCGGCTGGGTGGCGGTGGCCACGGCGCCGTCGACTGCCTTGTCTACATCGTCCAGCGCCTGCTTGCGGATCTCGGCTTCGCGCTTCAGGTTCAGGTTGGCGGCGCCCTCGAGGCGATGCATGGTGAGGGCGAGGCCCTTCAACTGCTCGATGGTGGCGGCCATTTCATCGCCGTCCAGGATGCCTGCGGTCTGCACCTTGGCGGTCAGGTCGAAGAGGAGCGACCGGAGCAGCTCGTTGACGACCTGCCCCATCTGCCCCTGGCTTTGCAGGCCGGCCTGCCCGCCCAGGGCGGCGGCGATCTCGCGGGAGCGGCGCAGGCGGCTGCCCACGTCTTCCATGCTGGCCAGCATCCCTTTGCGGCAGACGGCGCGGGCTTCGTCCCACTCTTCGCCGGCGCGCTTTTTCCACGTCCGGAGGGAGTTCTCAGAGACGCCCAGCGCTTTGCTGATCTGGGGGATATCGCTGCCACCCGCATACTGCTCGATGGCCTGCTGCTCAAGTTCGGCGCGCTTGCCCATATCAGTCCTTGGGCCGGGGGCGCTTCACCCCGGGGACCGTGATCAGGCCGGTGGCGACGTCCAGGCCGCGTGAGGTCAGGGTGGCGATCAGGCAGCCGGCGGTTTCCTTCAGCGTCACCAGCCCCTGCTCCTGCAGCCAGTTGAGCTGCGTCTTGACCTTGTCGCGGCTCACCTTGTGGGCGAACTCGACCAGGATGGACTGCAGAATGGACTCGTTGGCGCTATAGCCGCCGGTGTCTTCGGCCAGGGCGCGCAGGATCACCAGGCGCTCGTCTTGGTTCATGAGGTCGGCGAATGACATTTACTTGCTCCCTCCGGAAATCAGGTGTTGCTGGATCATGTCGAGGGCGCTGCCGATCCCCTCCATGCGCCCCTCGACGACACCCTCAAGTTTGTTGATGCTGCCGTTCATCTTGTCCAGGCGATCCTCGAAGCCCTGGTGGTGCTTGCACTCGGCGTGGCGTCCGACTTCCCTGCCGATCTCGTCAAGACGTTTCACTATGGCCTGGTGGCGTTCGTTGTTGAGCTCCAGTTCCTTCTTGCTGTTGGCCGCGTCCAGGGCGATGCTGGCCTCGATTTGGGCGATGCGCTTGTCCTGCTCCTCGAAGCGGGTGTTGGTGACCTTCTCTTTGTTAATGCGGTAGGCGTAGTAGCCCACCCCGCTGGTCACCAAAAACTGGCAGACGTTAAAGGCAAAGATCCAGGGCTGATAATTGGTGATCGGTGGTGTCACATGGGTCTCCAGTTTTCGTGTAGTGTCTGGCAGCTGATGCAGCGCCGGCAGCCGGGGACTGCCTGGCGCCGGGGTTCGGGTATCGGTTCTTCGCAGTCGGCACAGGACTCGCGGCTTTGGCCTTTTGGCTGCCGGGCGCGGTGATCGGCGAGGACGCCTTGCTGGAACTGCTCGTTGATCGCCTGGGCCTGGTCTATCTCGTCGGTCACGCTACCTCCCGATAGCGCCGGCAGCGGCGACTGATGCTGGTACGAGGTTGGCCTGCTGGTTCTTCCCTGCCCAGAAGGCGGGGCCGCCAAAGTGGTGCACGGCTTCGTAGTAGACGCGGGCGCGGTTGCGGCGCAGACGCTTCACTACCCAGAGCTGATTCAGGAAGCCGGGGGCAGAGTCTATGAGTCGCAGCAGGTTGTTAAGGAAGACGCGGTCGGCTTCCTCTTTGTCTGCCAGGGTGGCGCCGACGACGTACATCCAGTCGTGAATGTCGCAGACGGGGGAGACATTGAGCCCCCACATGCGGTCCGGGACCAGGTCGACCTTCCAGCCGCCGGGGCCGCAGCCGTTGACGACCTGGAGGCGGACCTCGGGAGGCGCGGCAACGTAGCTTGCCGGCGCGTAGAGCTGCATCTCGATCACCTTCATTTGGTCACCCACCTGTAGGTGTCGTCGGAGAGTTTGAGGCACTGCATGCCGTCGTGTTCGGCTCCTACGGATTCGCTGTCGCATACGGGCACCGGCTCAGGGGCAAGGATGTCGACTATGCCGCCCAGTACGGCGCAGCCGGTGAGGGCCATCATCAGGCAGATGGCGAGGGCTAAGGCTTTCACGCGGCCTTGGCCGCAACTGTTCACGACTGCAGGGTTCATCTCAACCTCCAGAGGGCTTTAACTATTGCCGTGTTGATCTTGCTGGGCGCTTCGCCGACATCATGGCGCACGGTGGTACCTGCCTCGATGGCGATGGTCTCGGGCACCCAGGCCTGCGAGACGGGTACCGGCCGGGAGACGGACTGGACAGTGACCGTGCAGGCTGTAAGAGCCAGCAGGGATATGACCAGCAGAGTCCTTTTCACGCGGCCTCCTTCATGATCCTGACCAGGTTGTTGTAGCGGCGCTCACAATCGCCCCTGTGCTCGCGGCCGTACTTGGTGGCGGTGAGCTTAAACTGCAGCACGTCTTTGGCGGTAAAGGGGTACTTCAGGCCGAGGAGGTAGTGCACCAGGTAGCCGGGCTTGTCGATGTCCGAGAGGTGATACTGGTTGGCGTAGTCCGCGACGGCCAGGAGGGCCGAGTCGTTGGCCGGGGTGATGCCGCGCTTGGAGAGGATGCGCTGGGCGCGGTCGATGCACCCTTTCAGCTGCGCGGCGTCGAACAGCTCAATGATGCCCGCGTTCGCCTTAAGCTTGGGCTCCAAGGCCTTGGCGTCGACGGTCTGCTTGATCAGCCCCTGGATCTCGTCTTCGGAGAACTTGCAGGCGCGCAGGCAGGCAGCCGCGATCGGGTTGTTCTGCAGGTCGAACTGGGAGATGCCAAACGACCAGCCGGACTTCCCGGAACGGACGCCGTCCGGGTCGCTGAACTTGGTGACGTGCGCCATGCTGTTGTCCAGCTCGTTGGCGATGATGATTTTGCGGAAGCGTGCGACCAGGTCGGAGTGATCCATGTAGTCCCTCAAATGTCAGAAAAAATGCGGCCCGCCCAGGGAGGAGTGGCCCGGGGCGGACCATGTCAAGACCGGTGTTCGAGGGGTACATTACAGGGATTGGGGGCGGGGGTCTTTTGAGGTTTTTCAAGAAAAAAAGCCCCTCTCCGGGGGTTGGAGAAGGGCTTTTTGAGTAAGGTTTCCGTGTAACCTGTTTGTGCTGCGGGTGTCAATCCTTTTAATCAAAGAGCCTGGGCTGCCGGCGGGCGAACTCGGCGGCGCTGACCAGGCCGAGGCGCTCGTAGACTTGGCGGACGGTGATGCCGAAGCGCTTGGAGAGTTCGGCGTGGTTGCTGCCCGTGAAGGCTTCGTACATCTCCAGGTCGCGCTTGCTGATATCGTGGGCGAGGCCGACGGGGAGGTAGAGGTTGTTGCCGCTCCAGTCCCGCCGGATGATCTCGCATATCACGAAGGCGACTTCCCGGGCCTGGGGAAGCGGTATCTGGAGCTTTGCCGCAAGGGGCTCCGCTGCCTTGTCGATCAGGTCGCGCAGAATTTCGGGGTACCGGGACAGGTCCATTATTTACCTCCTACCAGGGCGGTGAGGGCGCGCGCGGCTTGGCGCCCGCGCTCCCTCACTTCCTCGGTTTCCACCTGCTCGATCGCCTTGCGCTGGGGACGCTTGGGGAGCAGGTCTTTCAGTGTCTTCGGTTCGGGCCAGCGGCCACCGGTCTTTGTGAGCAGGGTTGAAAATGCCAACTCCACCCTGGGGGAGTCAATTTCCTGAATGTCCAGTGCGTTGTTCTTGGTCAGCACGTGGTACCAGATGTCGGCGGTGCGGCAGATGGTGTCCGCTGCCGGTGTGTTGTCCAGGGAGAGCGCGACCAGCGCCTGCAGCCCGGCGGCGATCGCGGAGCGCAGCCACTCGCCGCCGGCCCATGTTTCGAGGGCGTCGAAGCTTTGGGCGCGCTTGCTGGTAGAGCTGGAAGCACTCCTTTGCGTGGTCAGGCTACTGGAGACTCCAGTGGCCGGGGTGCTCTCCAGGACCCGCTTCAGGTAGTTGTGGTTCTTGAGCGGCTTGGCTTGCCCCTGGTCGCGCTTGGCTTTCATGGACTCGACCGTCTCGGCCATGGCGGCGTCCAGCTGGGCGAGGTCGGAGGAGAGCTGGAGGGCTTCCTTGGCAAGCTTCAGGGCGCGATCAAAAGCCAGTGCGCGCTTCTCCGATCGGAACAGGGTGAGGTAGCTCAAGAGGTGCGGCGGCATGGCGGCGCGCATGCCGAGCAGCTCGCGCGCGGCGGCGTCCTGGGTGAGCAGCTCGATGCTGAATTGTGCGTGGCAGCAGGGGCAGTGGAGGTTCATTTGCGTCGTTCCTTCTCATGGTTTTGTTGGCATTCGGCAGAGCAGACCAGCACGCACTTTTGTATGCCCCATTCTTCCATCTCCGCGTATGAGCCATACCAGGCCCAGGTGGCCCCCCATTTATCGCGGCGACCACAGATTGAGCAGGTATAAAAGCGTGATGAGGTGTCACCCCCACCTTGGATAACAGTGAGGTGCATCTATCTCTCCAGCCACTTTTTCATGGCTTCAATGACCTTTGAAGCCTGCTTTACATCGAGCCATTGCAGGGCGGGGATGCCGGTCATGCGCTTGACGTAGGCGCCCAGGGCATCCTCGCTTGAATTCTTCACCTTGCCTACCTCGTGCAGCTGGATCCAGAGGTAGCGGATCATGCGGGACTGGTCGTCGTCGGCAAGTTTGCGGGTGGTTTTGGCCTTACGCGCCGGCTTGCGCTTCTCCCAGACTCCAGCGGCCGTCGCCTTCTCGACCAGGTCCTGGATCAGCTCGTCGGCTTTGCCGATGGTGAAGGCGCGGTCCTTGGAGGACTTGACGCCGAAGCTGGCCAGGATGGCGCGGTAGGTGGCATCGTCGATCTTGAGCGCCGACTTCAGAATGTGGATTTTCTTTATTTGGGCTGGGGTTGCCATGGTGGCTCCTAATACTCTTCCGAAAGTTTCTTCAGCTCTTTCTTGAGCTTGCTGATGAGTATCTCCAGCGTAGTCTGCTGTGCCACTGTGCGGCGACATGACCCGTGATCGCGGAAGAAACACTCTTCACTGCCATCGGGGGGCATGGAATGGCACAGCGCAAACCGACAGGACTCCGCCTCAACGCAGTTGAAGTAGATGCTTATCTGTCCCTCATGGAGCGACACATCAACTCCCGGAGCCTTAGTGGCTTTCTTCGCAGACATTGCATTCCTCCACTGTGTCGTGCTCACGTCCGCAGAACAGGCAACGGAAACGAATCCCCTTCATGCGTTCACCTCTGTCTGCCGTTCTAGTTCGTTCATTACGGCATCTGCAAACCTGTTAGGGTTTATCAGGTCTTCGAAGAAATCTACGGCGTCAACATCTGCCGACATGAAATCGGCCCACCACTCTTGCTCTTTTGCCCACTCCCAGAGTTTGCCGAAGCCAACCCATGTAGAGAAATCATTCTGATTGCGCAGGCGGTCCCATGGGCTCCTGGTGGCGGAGGAGAAAGACGCTTCGAACATGGTGTCTCTTGCACCGCACTTGCAGATGTGGATCGTCCCGCCGTCGTGATAAGGCTTCGTCTCGGCAGTGTCATGCCAGCATCCACCCATCGCCTCGGTCAAAATTTGCGCTCTACTCTTACTCATCATCCCTCCAGGGTACAGGCCGATTAAACCGGCCTGCCGTACAGGTAGTTCAGCATGCCGTGGCCTACGCGGCCTTTGGTTTTGTCGTGGCGTAGCTCGATGCCAAAGGCCTGGGTGGCCGGCTTCGGCTTGTAGTACTTGGCGCGGCATTTGCCGTCGCAGTGTCTGCGCTTGAGAAAGGCTGCCTCGGACTCTTTCTGCTTGCGCTGCAGGGGTGTGCCGCAAGGGCAAAGGCGTGCCATGTCGCTCCCTCTAGAGGTCGTGCTGCGGATGCTGGCCGCCTTCGAGGAACTCCTTGAGGCCGGGCTTGGCTTTGCCGGAGGTCTTCCAGGGACCGCGTGCTTTTACAGGGCGGTACCTACCTGTGCATTTCGCGCTGCAGTACAGCTTCTGGTTGTCCTTCAATCTGTTGCCGCAGGGGCAGAGTCTGATCATTGGTTTAACTCCCTGGCGAGCTTCTCGGTGATGGCTTGCATGACGCGGCGATCGTGGGCCAGCAGCAGCTCGATGGCGGTCTCCAGCAGGCCGGTGATGGGGCGCTCGCCGCGCTCCCATTTAACATAAGCAGAACGGCTGGTGCGCAGCCGCTTGGCTAGCTCGGTCTGGTTCAGGCCAAGTTCTTTCCTCGCGGCTTTCAGTTCGGTGGTTGTCATTTTTTGTGCTCGTTTCTTCTGTTTTGTACCCACTGGGTATAGATAGAGCTATTACGGCGACTAGCTGGCGGATGCACACGGGCAGCGGCCAGGGGGGCTTTACGCCGGGCATGACCTTTGCCTCCCACTCGATGTGGTTGGGGCACTTGCCGCCGGCGCCCATGATGGCGAAGATGCGGCTGGGCTCCAGGGGCTCGACGTGATCCGGGTGCCGGCACCATTCGACCAGGCCGAAGAAGCCGTGGTACTTGCACTCACTGTGACAGGGCATCGTCGAACCTCCGCTGCCGGTCGCGCCGGGCCTTCTCCAACACGGCGTCGCTGGTGCGACAGGATAAGACGTTGTAGCGTGGGTTTTGTCTGGTCTTTCCCATGACTACCTCGCAATCCATTTGATGAAGAGAGCGCCTGCTGCGTTCAGAACCAGCGTGACTATTATCGTTGACGGGTCCACAGGCCCCTCCTCTTTGGCTGCATCATCAGACCTGGAGAGCCACCTCCAGATGACGACCATCCCGAGGATGTTCTCGGAATGGTCGTTTCGCTTCTATGCTGCAGGCGGCTCCGGGAAGTCCTGCCAGTGGGTTACGCTGGGGGCCGGCAAGGCCAGCCCGCTTATGCACCACCACTGCTCTCCGTCGTGGTACCCGGGCCACACCGGCTCGTTGCTGTTTGGGTCGTAGGTCATCACCGTTTGATCGCTGTCGGGCAGCTGCTCCGCGCAGGGGATCCAGTCCATAGCCGACCCCCTACAGCGAGGCCAGATCGAGGTTGATCAGCTTGTAGCTGTCATCCTCCTGGCGCTCGTAGACCCGGACATAGGCCCGGGAGTTGGCGACCTGGATGCTCTCGCCGATGGCTTCCATGGCGCGCTTCCAGGTGGGGTCGTCGATGTTGAGCTTGCGGAGGCAGAGGATGCGCTTGGTGTTCACCCTCCCCTGCTTGTCAACCTGGAAGCTGTCGAGGATCAGTGTGCGGATCTTGGCGTCGGAGCCCTCGGACCAGCTGTTGATGCACTCGTCAATCAGCGCCTTGGCGACCTGGAGGCGCTCGTCAAAAACGAGGCTCTCGGCCATGTCGCGCTGAACCTTGTATTTGCCGTTGTAGCTCCGCAGGGTGATGTTGCCTTTGACTCCGCCCAGGTTGGTGCCGAACTCTTCTGCGGAAAGGGTGGTAAAGGTTTTGATATCGGACTCGGCGGTCTCTTTGAAGTCGCGGACGGTGGCCGCAGCGATCTTGGCGGCAACGACGATACGGTGCACGGTCTGGTCACGCAGCTTGTCGATCTCCTTGACCATCTCTTCGGGTACCAGGCGGCCCTGAGCATCTTGCATGTATCCTGCGGGCACTTTGTTTGTGGCGTTCTGCATGGTGTTGCTCCTTTGTTTAGTGAGACTTGATCGGCCGGCACGGGGTGAGCGCTCCGGACAGGGTGAGCTTTACTGCGATGCTGGTGGCCCGGTAATCGGAGATCCTGCGGTACTCCCGGAACTGCGACCACTTCATCCATGCGTGAATCCGTTTGAACATCCCTTTGCCTTTGCCGTCGCGTTTAAGCATCTGTAAACCCTCCTTTAAAAGTGTCCATCTGCAGTTCTTCACGGTTTGCCTCCGCATTTTGGGCAGGCTCTGAAAAGCGCCACACGGATCGGGTTGGTGGCGGCAAAGGGGCGTTTGCGGTTTTCGGCACACTTCCCCAGGGTTATCTCGCCGACGATCGGGCAGACCACCGTGGACTGTCCGAATATTTCCTCTACCCGCGTGAGCAGGTTGGTCAGGTCTCCCTGGTAGCTCCCCCGCAGCGCCTGGTTGATGGCTGAAGGGGAGTAGTTGAGGCGCCGGGCCACTTCGGCCTGGCCCATCTCGGCGCACTTGGCGCGGAGCAGATCCATACGGTCAGGCCGCGTCATGGGTCACCTCCCCGGTCTCTCTCTGTTTGTTTGTCTCTTCCTTTGTTTCTTTCTCTTTTTCTGTTTCTTTCTTTTTCGGGTCGACGCACTCTTTTGCGGTCAGGGGCTGATCGCATACGCTGCAGCGGTTCGGGTGCGTCGGGCCGGTATCGCGGACCAGTTGGAACACCTGGAATTCACCGAGGCGCCCGGTTGGGACGGCGCCGTTCTTGCTGAGATAGCCGTGACGCGTGAGCATGTGGACATACTTACCGATGTTGTTCATGGTGGAGCCCGGTACAGTTCTCATCAGGTCCGGCTGAGTGAATCTCCGGAGAATACGGATGCTGCGCCAGATCTGACGCCTTATTGCATTGGCTGCGGAAACACGTTTCATTCCCTTGATACCTGGCATATTTAAAGCTCTCCGGTCTTTGGTTTGCGGGCGAAGTTGGGCTGGTCGAAGTAAAGGTTGCGATCGCTCCACTGGGAGATTGAAACTGTCTGCAGGCCGTTGGTCTGCGCGTACTTCTCGATCTTGGTCAGGCCGATGATGATGCGGCCGATGTTGGCGCCGGTTTCGCGGTGCAGGTGGCGCAGCAGATCGGGGGCGAGGGTTGCCTCGCAGCAGTCGTTTGCGACCAGGGTGGTGTCGTCCAGGTCAAGCCCTTTGAACTCGATCCACTGGGTGATGCGGCGGGCGATCCGCTCGTTGGTGCGGATGCGCCGGGCGATATCCTCCATGCCGATCAGGATGACGGGGCAGCCGGAGAGGTCGTAGATGTCGCGCAGGCTGTCGACCATTTCAAACTGGCGGAAGCAGTAATCGGCTTCGTCGATGAAAATGGGGCGCGGGGCCCGGCCGTCGCGGGTGAGTTCGTGGACGATGTACTCGACCATGTCGGAGCGGCGCAGCAAGCGCTTCCCGCCCAACTCGCGGCAGAGGTCGCCGAGCATGCTAGTGACGGTCCAGCACCCGACGGCGCGGACAAAGATGCCGTCGTAGACGTTGGCGACGTAGGCGACCGAGGTCGTCTTGCCTTCCCCGGGAGGCCCCCAGAGGAGCCCCATTCCTTCGGTCCCCTGGGGGCGGTTCAAGAGATCGTCGATTGCCTGGGTGAAGCGCCTCATGTTCTTGGTGATTGCCATTTTGTGTTTCATCTGGTATTTTCCCTCCTGTCATAAGATCCCCATTAAGGGGTGATGAAAGCCGCCCGGTGTTGCGATCACCTGGGCGGTTTTTTTATTGGTGCTGTGCTGCCTGCGCCGCGAATCGTCCCGCGCAGTTGGGGTCTGTCTTGTAGAGGCCGAGGCGCTTACCGCTGCCCAGGGACCGGTCGTAATCCTCCGCCCAGGTGGTCTCGTATGCGCTGGCTTCGCCACGTTTCTGACGGCGGCGGATGTCGTCGGAAAGGTCGGCGATGTTGTCAAAAAAGGTCTGGCCTATCTCTTTCTGTTTCACTTTTTCTTCCTGCCTTTGCTCGAAAGCGATGACCTCGGGGGGGAGCTCGCGGGTGGCTACCAGTTCGACGGAAACCGCGGCTTCAGCCTCGACTTCTTCCAGGTGGCCGAGCAGCAGCTTCCGGCGGCGGTTCTTGCGGTCCTCGCGGGCCTGCTCGACCACTGGTACCGGGTAGAATGCCTTCTTGTTGGCGTTCCAGCGGGCGATGCAGATCAGGCGTTCTTCCTGGTCTTTTACCCATACCTGGTTGGCATCGTGGATGTCGTAGGCGACGATGACGGTCTCGCCGTTGTAGTGCACCAGATCCCCGGAGTAGTAGAGGTTGCCGAAGACTCGAACCTCTCCGCGCCGGGTGGTGACGGTGACGTGCGGGCGGAACAGTGCGTCCAGCTCGGCGGGCTCGGGTACTTCAGGAGTCCAGCCTTCGGCGAGAAACTTGCTCCACATTTCCAGGGGGCACATGTGGCGGCGCAGGCCGGTCTCCTTGTCGGTGATCCGGGGGAGCGAGCTATGCGGGCGGCGGTTGTAGTCCTCGATCTCGTTTTGGCAAAAATCCAGGAACTCCTGCCAGGAGAGAAGCTTCTCCGACTTCTTGCCGGGGGTGCCCGCCTTTACTGCGGCCTTCACATCCTTCTCCAGGGCGAGGTACATCTTGCGCTGGACTGATGAGTCCATCCCGGGGCCGGTGTAGGTGGGTAGCTTCTTGGCGGCGCGAATCCAGACGGTCTTCTGGGCGCGCTCGATAAGACCGCGCGCCTGGGAGTTGCCGGGGATGCCCGTCTTGTAGGACATGCCGAGCCGGGCATACATGCCGCAGAAGGGGTCGCTGTTGACGGTGGCCTCGTTGCCGGCCCCGCAGTCGGCGTACAAGATGGCGGGGATGCCACCGTAGCGCTTCTCGTCGTTGACGGTGACCGCATGGCGGACGGCGTCGGCAACGGTCTGGGATGACTCGGCGAGCCCTGCGCTCCAACCGATGATCACCTTGGTGACGGCGTCGATGATGGCGCAGACCTCGGGCTTGAAGTGGCGGCCGTGCACCGGGTGGGCGATGTAACCCTTCCAGGAGTGTCCGTCCGGGATGCAGATGTCGAGCGGCTGGAATTCGTCGGTGGAGCGGCGGATAAAGCCTTTCTGGCTGCGCAGTTCCTTGCCTGTCATGCGGCCGCGCTGCACATCCAGCTTGCTCATTTTCCCGAGGAGACGATAGGCCTGCGCCTCGGAAGGTAGCGCGATCCCGGCGGGGAGGATGGCAGCCAGATCCTCGATCGCATGGGCGACCGATATCTTCTGCGGTACGCGGTAGCACTTAAGGAAGTAGGGCGCCCAGGGCGGCAGCTCGGCCTTCTCTACGGCCACCGGCGCCAGGGCGGAATAGTTGCCGCCGGTCTTCTTGTAATCGCTCCACCAGCGCATCAATGAGCGCTCGGATAAGGTGCGATCGCCACTGTCGCCGGCGCGCTTGTTGGCGATCGGCACCAGGGCCTGAATCTCGGGGGGGAGCACACCGTCTGCAGCTTGCTTGACCAGGATCCTGATGGCCTTGGTGGCGCCGATCGACGGGGCGGCCTGCTCGATAAGTCGTATTATGACCAGGCGGGCGTCCATGGTTGAGGTCTGCCATTTCTTCATGGCAGCGATCTCTGAATAGTCAGGCTTTTCGATGACGGCGGGTGTGGTCTCTTGCCGGGGAGTCATAGGAAAGGGACATACTTTCTCGGTCAGTTGAGCGATGGTCTGGTTGGCCAGGTGGTCGCGGGTTTCCGGGGGGAGGGAGTCCAGAGCATACTCTTTGCCACCACCACGGCCGGCGCGCTTGCGGTTGGGCCAGCCTTCACGGTCGGCAAGCTTTTGAACGCCGCGCTCTGTAGACGGCATTGCCGGTAAACCGGCAAGATCCTTCGCGGTATAATGCGTTTTCAGCTCTGATTCGACCATGTGATTGCCTTCCTAGTGTTGCGGCTATATTCCAATTGCAGGAGCATTAAAAATGGGTTACTATTCGCATCTCCATAACTATTCATTAGTCGATAGTTAAGCCGCGTATCGCTCTGGCCAGATCTTTTCTCTGGGCACCCCGAGCTTTTCAGCGATGGCTTTTTCCATCCTTGGATAGGGCGAATCGAGAGCACTGCGCACCGCTTGCCGACTGGTTCCCAGCTCGCGACCAATGGACGCGAAAGATTCGCCAATGACCTCTAATTGACCTTTGATCCAGACCCTGCGCTCGGCGGGTTTTTTTGGTATTTAGTTGTCTTGTCATGACAATAAGTTTTAAGCTAACTTTTGTTAGCTGTCAACTAATAAAATGAGTTCGGAGTTAACTTTTCTAGGCAATACAGGATCGCTCAGCAAACTAGACCTATTTTCAGGCATTTAATCAACTCCGAACTAACTTCGCTTGTTCGGAGTTTAGTTCGGAGTTAAGCCCCAGAACTCCGAACAGGGATTGACATGGATTTTGTAGAGGTGTGGACCAGGATCATGCAGGTGACTGGCTGGAAGTCGTTCAACCGGTTCAGTGCATTTTTGCAAGTCACGGCGGCTAGCGTTTCTGGCGCTAAGTCGCGCGGTGTAATGCCGCTTGAATGGGCCTTTAAGATCGCCCAGCATTACAATTGCAGCACGGATTGGTTAATGACGGGGGAAGGTGAGATGATGCGGGGCAATGTCGTAGACACCTCGCCTGGTGTTAACCTTGTCGCGGAGCGTCAGGAGCAAATCGAGTATGTTGCTAAGCGTCAGGCAGATTTTGTGATGGTGCCCAGGTACAACGTCTCTGCAGGGGCCGGTGGCGCAACGACTGTACATAGTGAGCAAATAGTTGATTACCTGTCGTTTAAGGCGGGATGGATAAAGGACGTGATGGGGCTATCGGCCAAGGATCTGGCTCTGATCAACGTTAAAGGCGACTCGATGGAGCCGACATTGTCCAGCGACGATATGATCCTGGTCGACCTTCGCGAGCGAAAGATCCAGGAGAATGCCATCTATGTTTTGCAGCTGAATGGGGGGCTGTTGGTCAAGCGGATTCAGCGAAGGCTTGATGGCACGGTAATAGTGAAAGGTGATAATCCGATCTATGACGCGGAGGTCCTCCAGGGCGAAGCAGCTGCCATGCTTAACGTGATCGGCCGGGTGGTCTGGTGCGGGAGGAAGATGTGATGCGGGTGCTCTGCCTGGTCCTGGTTGTGCTCTCCTGGGTGACGGTGGCTGTTGCAGCTCCGACAAGGAAGGAAGCCACGGCATTCGTCAAAGAGGTAGAAGCCGCCGTAAAGGCCAATTCTAGGATGCTTGAAGGCGGGCCGGACGCCATCAGAAAGCACAACAAGTGGTATGCCGCCCTGGACAAGAAGAGACGGGCCATTTTTGTAGATGCCGATGCCTGCTCGTTTGCCTCGGATTCAGCTCGTTCATTATGGTCCGGTCAGCGGCAGTACTTTCTGACCCCAGATCAGTTGGGCCACCAGCTCCTGGAAAACAAGCTGGGGGACTACTTGGACAACATGAAAGCGTGTAAGCAAAGCCTACGTAGTTTAAAATGACGGGACGCCTAGAATCCGTTTTTATTGAATTGGTGAAGAGGCAGCAGCTGTAGTGACCGTTGGGGCATCGGCAGCACACCCGGTCGGTGCTAAAATGTTATCAACATGACGTAATTCAAAGAGGGTACAATGAAACCTGTAACGCAAACGAAGACTATTTACTACAAGGTTGCGCAATTTCAAAAAAAGTCATCTCACCTACAGTCGCATTTAGAAAAAGCTCTCGAACTTAGAAAAAAGCCAATATCACGGGTCGAATATATAGATCCAGAAGCAAAGTACAAACGATTTATAAATTCTTTCAGGTTACAAGGGGGCATGATATTCGGACAGCTTTTGAGTTATGAGGAAGGAAAAGATTCAACTATTCTTGTCCTTGATGAAGCTTCTGACGAATTTCCTATAGAAGCTCTGTCCCTTCCACCAAGTAAAGATGGTAAGACACAAGAGTTTTTGGAATCAGTGCTATATTTCGGTGTTCTTGAAAACCATGTACTGATATTACAGTCTAAATCATTGAAGTCCAGGGATTTGGAAAATCATCTAATGTGGTTTTTTAGAGATTGCACCTCGACTTTAGATAAGAGAAATGCTATACTTTTGTCCGATCTTCCAACAAAGGAAGCACGTAAAAGAGTAGAAAAAATGCCAGTTAAGAAGGTTGTTATTGGATCATCTTTGGAAACAAAATATTCTGAACAAGATGAAGGTAAAAAAACTAGTAAGATGGTTTTTGGGCCAGTCGGGAGGGGTTTTGATATCTTAACAGCAGCACTCGGTGCGGACTGGCGAAAGGGCCTGAAACTTGACGACTCACTTGACGAAGCTAATTTGCGGGTAAACCTAGAGGTGTCTTACTACAGAAAAACCACCGACGCCGCCCACAAAATACTTGACAATATCGCTACTGCAATGAGGCACGCCGAACCTGATGACGTCAAGGTTCATTTGCAAGATGGCCCTGTACTTAAAGGTGCAGATTTAAAATTTGCTGGTCATGTTCGGGTAAAGACTTACAACGGGATCATAGATTCCAGCGATCTTTACAACGAAATGCTGGCATGGCTTACAAACCAGATACAGTTAGGAACTATTACTTGAAATCAATAGAGGTACAAAATAAAGGCTTCAGCCTTATTGAAACCTGTGTGGGCCTTTTTCTCGTTATGCTCACAGCTGCGGTGTCATATAAATTTTTGTATCTTTTTGATATTGACAGAGTTCTCGATGCTTTCCAAAAGCTTACATTTTTGCCACCAGCTATGATGGTTGTGGCATATAACTTACGCCTTAAAATAGTTGAGCTTTCCGGCAAAGATGGATTATCTGAGTCGGAACAACAAAGGTTAAATAGGATCATACAGAGGAATGTTAATTATATTTTTTGGCTTACCATATACTATATAGTTGTAGCTGTGGTGCTTGGTTTCTCTCCATTATTAGGCAGTGTACTATCTAGACCAGACCAACTTGTTATAGCTGTCATTTGTTTTTTGACCTTTGCTTTCTTTTCTTTTATTTGTTTGCTGCTGGCATTCGGAGAGGTTGAGAGATTTAAATTTCAAATAGAAGAACGAGCGAGGGAATCTAAGGAGCGAGAACGTCTTCTTAACAAAATGAAGTAAAGGCACCACACTGCCAAAGCGGGTGCAAAAATAGCCTTACATCCCACCACTGCCAAATGACTCATAAATTTTTGTTTGTCCACGCAGCACAATTGTTGCGCAAGTTTTCCTCAAGATTTCCCCCACTTCCACAATCCGACCCATAATCATTTCACTGCCATAGCTCCTAGTGGTTCACACTTGCTGGCGGTTGTGAGCGAGTGAATGCTTTGGCGAGGTGGTCAGATCGCGACAAGCTTTCAGGAACTCCATCCGGCTAAACATGCCCCAGCCTCTTTTCGCAACGCTTGAGGCTGACCAATGGTGGTAGCCACCGGCTGGTCTAGCCGGGTGTGGCTGTTGGCGAATCTTCTATGCACACCAGCAGCAACTTACACAACTTACCACTCTCCCCTCCTGCCCGACCAACGTTGCAGGAGGTGGCGTAGTCAAATGTTGCTGAGCATCGAAGTCTCCGCGACAGGTGCGCTTTTCAGGTGCCGATGGGCATTTTCGAATTGAAAGTCGTTAACTCGACGTGATATGTTGCCGACCGAATAGACTCTGCTGTCGGATGAGCCGCTT